CAGAAAGCGAGGCCGCTGTGACCACAGCCCCCGAAAATCCAACCGAGGATAAGGCAGAGGAAGCGGCTACGCCAGTAGTAGAAGCAGCTCGTAAAATTATCCTACCTTCAGCACTAAACAGCCAGACCGTACGCACACCTATTACATCAATGGGCGCATACACCGAACACAAGATTAAAGCCGCACTAGGTAATGACGAGTCACGTCTTTACGTAACAGCTGCCGATGATAGTTTTTCAACCAACCCGGCATTTAACCCAACACAGTACCTTTCAGAATTCCCAACTAACACACGCTTTGGCACACCTGCCATTGATGCTTGTTCACAGGGAGTTTTGCCAACTAGCGGCATGACTATAAATGTACCTTCATTGGTTACATCTGCAGGCGGCGGTACAGGCGTTGCACCTAGCGTTACCGTAGAAGCCGAAGCTGGAGCAGTAGCAAATGTTGGCATGGAAACTGCTTACCTAACAGGTACAGTTTCTAAGTACTCAGGTATGAACACACTAAGCGTTGAACTGCTAGAGCGTTCTGACCCTAATTTCTATGCTGAATTAACACAGCAACTACAAAACGCTTACCTAACACGACTTGATACAACTGTACTTGCTGCACTTGTTGCTGCTGGTCAGTACTCATCAGGTTGCGATGCAACATCAGACGGCGTTATCGAATTTGCTAGCGACTCAGCACGCAAAATCTACGAAGCCACAGGTTATTTTGCAAATAACTACATCGCCAATGGATCACAATGGCAGCTGCTTATGGGTGCAACAGATAACACAGGACGCCCAATTTATTCAGCATCACAGCCAATGAACGCAGGCGGTCTAGTACAGCCTGGCGCAATTCGCGGCAACGTACTCGGACTCGATCTATATGTCGATAAGAACTTCGCAGCCACTACAACCATCGATGACTCAGCTGTAATTCTTGCACCTGAAGCATTTACCGTATATCGCAGCGCGACAAATTACATGAGCGTCAATGTCGTAAGTAATTTGCAAGTCCAGGTGGCCATTTATGGTTACATGGCAACTATCGCCAAGATGCCTAACGGTATCGTTAAGTTCAACCTGAACTAAATCCCTAGCAGTCGGTGGGTGCTAAGCCCTTGCACCCACCGACCTTTTTACAAAGGAGTACAAAATGCCTGCAACGTATGTAACGGTCGCTGAGTTACGTGCAAATTTAGGCATCGGCACCTTGTACTCAGACAGCGATGTAGAAACATGCTGCCAAGCCGCGCAAGATCAAATCAATAGTTTTTTATGGTTCGATAGCGCTGCGGTAGTGGGAACTGCGTTAGTAAGTAACGTGGCTACCGTAATGCTGGCCAACCCTGGCATCTTTACTACTTCCGAGTCTGTAACGATCGCCGGGGCTGGTTCAACATTTAACGGCACCTATACAGTCACAGGCACGATCCCATTTAGCACAGGCACAGGCAACATATTGCCAGCCTTTAATTTACAGCTGCAGTATTTTCAAAACCCTGCAGGCTACAGCTTCATCCAGTACGCCAAGACAGCGGCTAACCAAAACTTTAGGCGCGTGCTCCCATACGGCACAGCCACAGGCGAGGACACCAAGACGGCCTCATACGCCACTACAGCCAGCGTGCGCGAGGCTGCGATGATTTTGGCAGTAGACATCTGGCAAGCCCGCCAAGTCAGTCAGACAGGCGGCGTATCAGTCGATATGGGGCCAAGCCCTTATCGGATGGGCAATACGCTTATCGGCAAAATTCGCGGATTATTAGCGCCTTATTTATCGCCCGCATCGATGATCGGCTGACAGATGCCAGCTGCTATCACAACCCTACGGACAACTATTGCAACCGCCCTGGCAAATGCTGGCGTGTGGCAAACCTTTAGTTATCCACCTGCGACCATCATGGCTAACAGCGTGATCGTATCGCCCGGCGATCCTTATATCGTGCCTGCTAACGGCCACTTTAACCAGGCTGCTATTAGGCCACAAGCAAATTTTAAAATAACTATGACGGTGCCAGCATTTGATAATCAGGGCAATTTGGCTGGCATCGAGGACACAATGATCGCCGTATTTAACAAGCTAGCAAATAGCGCGATCGTATTTAGCGTTACCCAAATTTCAGCGCCTACAGTACTAAACGCTGAAAGTGGGAGCCTGCTTATGGCAGACCTATCAATAACCGTACTAACCACTTGGAGCTAAACATGGCAGATCAACAGATAACCGAGGCAGACATCGAAGTATTAAAAAAACTTGGTCTGCCAATTCCAGGCAAAACTACTAAGAAGGATGAGGAATAAGACGTGGCAATTTATCTAGATAATAACGTTGGCCTGAAAATTGCCACCGTAGACCTTAGCGCATACGTAACTAGCATTACGCTTACGCAGACATTTGACGAAGTTGAGACCACAGCGATGGGCGCGACTGCGCATCAATTCGCTAAAGGTTTAGAAGCATCAACGTTGCAGGTGGACTTCTTGAACGACTGGGCAGCCGCACAAGTTCAGGCAACCTTGCAAGCCGCATACGGCACAAGCGTTACTGCAATAGTTATACCTGTAAAGGGAACAGCTGTTAGCGCTACAAATCCAACCTACACAGTATCTATTTTGGTCAATAACTTGACTCCAGTAGGTACAGGTGGGCCAGAGGATTTTGCACGCTCATCTATGACTTTTACCTGCACATCTGCAGTAGCTTATTCAGCATCAACACCGTTCTAACAAACTAAGGGGCAAACAATGGCACGACTAAAGATCGTAAGGGCTACAGGGGAAAGCATCGTAAGCATTACCCCGGTGGTTGAGGTGGCCTTTGAAAAATACGCAGGGCAAGGCCTATACAAGCAGCTACGCGAGCACGAAAAGAATAGCGACCTGTACTGGCTGGCTCACAATGCACTAATGCGTACCGAGGTGATCCCACCTTTTGGTGACGATTTCCTTAAAGATTTAATCTCGGTCGAAGTGATCGAGGATGAAAGCCCAAAAGGATAGATCGGGGTTCATTTACTTATTTGGTAGCTAGTCTGGCTATCGAGTTAAAAATTAGCCCCGATCAAGTCCTGGCGATGGATGAGGTCATGTTTAAGGCAGTACTGCAAGTATTAGGAGATCGAGCGAAGGAGCGAGCCAATGCCAGTAAACGTCACAGGCGTGCAGGCCACTCTTAAAGACATGCGCAATTTAGACCGCAACCTGGCTAATCAAATGAATAAACAAATAAAAAATGCCATGATGCCTATACTTGAAAAGGCTCAGGCCTACGCACCTGCCAATAGCGAAATGCTGAGCGGCTGGACTAAGGCAGATGCTTTCGGGCCACAGTCTAGAAAATACCGGGCATTTCCAAAATACGATCAGTCCGAAGTTGTAAAAGGCATTATCTATCGCCAGGGTGCTAACAATTCTGGCGAAGTAGCAGGCGCTAAATTTAGGCGCAGATTTCAGGTCACGCATTACATCGCTAACACATCTGCAGGCGGTGCTATTTATGAGACATCTGGCCGCCTATCAGGATCTCGCAAGCCATCGCGCAGCCTTAACCCAAATGCCCGCGCACAATTCTTAGAGCCGTTAGGGCCGATATATGGCACACGTGGCACAGCTGACCCTAGATTTGGCAACACAGACCAGCGCGGCCGTTTAATCTATCGAGCATGGGATGAGGACAACGGCAGAGCTGCAAGAGCTGTAAACCTGGCTATTAATACAGCCGTAGCACAATTTAACGCGGGTAACGCTATGGGTAAATATAAGGCGGCTGCATAATGGCAAATATCGTAGTCGCGGCTATTGCCAAATGGAACGGATCAGCCTTAGTAAAAGGCGAGAAGCAGCTAACACAATTCCAGAAAACTACCAACAAGCTAGCAAAATCTTTTATTACCTTATTTGCAGCGCAGAAAATCTACGCATTTGGCAAGGCATCCGTTAAGGCATTTGCAGCCGATGAGAAGGCAGCCAAATCCCTAGAGATAGCGCTTAAAAATACAGGCAACGGCTTCGCTACAATAGCCACAGAAGGCTTTATATCTAGGCTCCAGGATACTTACAAGGTGCTTGATGACGAGCTTCGCCCGGCATTTCAGACCTTGCTGCAGGCCACTTCATCAATTACCCAAAGCCAAAAAGCCTTAGAGCTTGCACTTTCAATTTCAGCTGGAACAGGTAAAGATTTAGGTTCGGTATCGATGGCGCTGGCAAAAGGTTTTGCAGGCCAGACCACAGCCTTGAGCCGCTTGGGCGCAGGTTTGTCTAAAACCACGTTGGCAAGCGGTGACATGGATAAAATCATGGCCGAACTTCAGCAAAAGTTTTCAGGCCAGGCGTTAGCTGCAACCAAGACTTACACAGGGCAAATGAACGCCCTGACCGTTGCTGCAGAAGGAGCTAAAGAGGAGATCGGAAA